ACCCCCACCCCCATTAGCCCCGGGCTCTGCCCGGGGGTGCCTTGGCGCCTCGCGCGAAGCTGCGCGGTTGCTCATGCCACACATCGCCCGCTGCGTCGCCGGCTCGGTCAGCCAGTCGGCCAACTCGTCCGGCCCAAGCCCCAAACGCAACGCCGTCGCGGCCGCGTCTTCGGAAGCCGAGCGCATGGCCTCGAAGAGTTCGGGGTGGGTGAGTTTCGCCGCGGCCGCGCTCTTGGTCTTGGGCCCGGACCCGAATGTAGAGTGCCGCGCGAAATGGCCAGAGTGCAGGCGAAATGGCCAAACCGATCGGCGCATATTGTCTCTGTGGTTTGATCCCCCGTTGAAAGCGAGATGAAGGCCGCTCGACGCCCTCTCGGGCGTCGGGGCGCTATTGCTGCACTCCCTCCCGCCGGCCCTCAAGCTCAGGCTCAGCGTTGTTGTACTGGGGGCCGGAGTTGATGATGACGGTTTGGGGAGCGCCGCCCGCGGTTTTATCCTGCTCTTCCTGGAAGCCAAACGCTTGGCCTACACGATTGCCGATGTTCGCGCCAAGGGAACTTCCCTGGGTCAATACTGCTCCGCCAAGGGCCGCAGTTGCTCTGGTGGCTCCGAAAAGCAGGCTGCCGCCACCTTCATCCTTCACGCCTGATAGCCCAGCGTTCAAGAGCTGGAAAGGCCGCTGTGCCCCGGTGCGTTCAAGGGTAAGCTCATCTTGTAGCTGACGCCGGTTCTCGGATTCTTGGGCCTGGACGAACTCGCTCTTCAAGCGACGCTCGATTTCCTCTTCGATCGTACCGGTTTCCAGAGAGGCACGTGTCTCATCGAGTCGGGGCAAGGCCCGGGTGAGGGGGTCGAAGATTCGCAGGCGTTGCGCGCCGCCGATGGCGCGTTCAAACTGTGCCTGGCTGATCTGGTCATTCGACCGCGCCGATTGAATCCGCTGGATACGCTCGACTAACGATTCATCTCCGGTAAGACCCACCGCTTCCAATTCGTCGGCGAGTGAACCATCCTGATCGCGACGCGTCAACGCTTCGATTAGCGTTTGGGCCGCCTCGCCCTGCTTCTCAAGGTTCACCTCTCCGCGGGCAGCCAGCAGCAGCGCGAGAAAGTCTTGCCCCCCGACCGGTGCGCCCCGCTCGGTGAGCTGCTCGACAATGTTGGGCGATAGTCCCGCATTGAATAGAACCCCGGCCTGGTTCACCGCGGCTTGTTCATCGAGGCCAAAGTTCGCCCGCAGCGCCCGCACCGCGCCGAACGCTTCCGCGCCGCCCACGCCGGTCCCACGCTGGAGGTCGGCGAAGCGCTCGGCGGTCCTGCCAAGCGTGTCGGCGTCCTGGTTCGGGTCAATATCGGTGCTCGCGGAGAGCACCTCGATCAGCCCCTTCCGCCCCTCCAAACCGAGCCCTCGGTCAAGCGCGATCTTGTTCACTCGCTCCAATACATCGTCGGCCAGGTCACCGCCGATGTTGGCCGAAAGCCCACCAAGAATTTCCCCGACTTCGCGCGCTGATTCGGCCTGCTTGTCCAAGGTCTCATTCAGCTCGCGCATGAACGTGATGAGCCCCGCGCCCGCCGCAGCGAATGATAACCACCGCGACTGCAGCCCGGCGACCGCTTCGCCCGCGACCCCCAAGCCTCGGCCCTGGCGGCGTGCGGCATCGGTCGTGTTATCCATCGCCCGCCCTGCCCGACGCTGTGAGTCGATCGAACGATCGACCCGGCGATTGACTTCGTCCTGCCGGTCCCGATGCTCAGCGATCGCCCGGCTCAAGCCTTCGATTTGAGCCTCGCGCCGTTTCGATGCCCGGCGCTCTTCATTCGTGATTTCAACGCCACGCTCCTGCCGCTGCTGTAAGCGCACCTCCTGATCGTGCAGAGACCGAAGCTCATTCTTCAACTCACCGAGTGCTCGTTCCTGATCTTCGGAAGACTTTGCCGAGTCGAGCGACGTGCGCGCCGCTTTCTCGGTTTGTTGCTCGAATTCCTTGAGCCCCTGCTCGGCCTGCTCCAGGCCGGCCAGGTCGGCTTCTGCTTTGATTTCCTGTTTGATGGGTCGTGGGTCGGCCATGCTTCAAACTTTCATCGAGCGTGCGTAGAGGGCGTTTCAAGCCCCGGCCGGTGAGAGACGCAACCGGCCGGGGGTGTGGAACGTCGTCTGTGCCGATCAGGCGTACTCGGCGAAGAGCAGGCCGCGACGGGCGGCGCTGCTGCCGGCTTCACGCGGCCGGCTGGCGATGGCGATCGCCGACAGGAACGTGCCCGACGTGCCGTCGCCGGCCGTCGCCTGGAGCTGGAGGTAGCGCTTCCGCGACTTGCTCAGGTCCAGGCCGATGGCGAAGACCTTGTCATCGTCGGTCGCGCCGGGTTTCGTGGCGGCGTCTTTGACCACCGCCGGCGTGCCGCCGAGCGTGGTGTCGTTCGTCTTCGTGTCCGACTCCATGACGCGGAGCGTGGCCATCTCCACGTCGGTTGCGCCGAGCAAGCCGATGAACTCGACGTAGTCGGCCCCGTCGAAGTCGTTCTTGTCCAGGACCAGCGAGTCGAACGCCGCGTTGTCTTTGATCCCCGCCGGCGGGATCGCCGCGAAGACCTTGGTTTCTTGGGCTGGGTTAGCCATGTTGGATTACTCCGGGTTCAGTGTTGAAGTTGAAGGTTCGATCGTGAGGCCGCAAAGCCGGGGCGGGCGCTTGCCCGCCCCGGTCAGACACGACCCCATCGAGGGTCAGCTCGAAGCCGTGATGAGGCCGACGACCGCTCCGGCGGTGTCGGCATCGCCGAGGCTGTGGTTGTTGATGTCGTGGCGCTGCGTGCCGAGCACCGCGATCTGCCGCTCGATGAATTTCACGTCGCGGCTCTCTTCGATGGTCATCTGCTCGCGCACGCCGTGCGTGGACGATCGGCGCAGGTCGCCGAACAGCGCGCAGACCTGGCTGTTGCCCTCGGTCGTGGGCATCCCGAAGTGGGTGATTTCCACCGGGTAGCCCAGGAACATCGGCCGACGCCGCCCCTCGATCTCGGCCGCGGTCACGCCGCCGCCGTCGAGCAGGATGTCGAGCATCACCGTCGCCCAGAAGGGCATCGAGACGTACCACTTGGCGTTGGCGTGGGCGTAGCCGGGCAGCGTGCCGATGACCTTCTGGAAGTCATCGCGGACCAGTTCGGACCAGAGGTTGCCCGAGCCGAGCACGAGCCCGCCGCCGTCATCCACGCCGTTGAGGCGCTTGAGCTTGGCGGTGAGGCCCTCGATGTCCAGGCTGTCGGGCGTGCCATCGCCGCCGAAGCCGTAGGTGTCCATCGCCTCGCTGAACGCCTGGACGATCTCCATGAGCACCAGCTCACCGATCACGCCCGCCGAGTCGGCGTCCATCGTCTTGGGGTAGAGGCACAGCACGTTCCAGTCGTCGGCGTTGAGGTTGATCGTCTCGAAGCCGAGGTCGCTGGCGGTCGCCGCTTCGTTCTTGCCCGTCTTGAAGACGGTCAGGCCCTGCGTGCGGCGCTGGAAGGTGAACTTGTCCGTGGGCATCGGCATGTTGAACGCGTTGCGCGGGAACACGCCCGCTTCGTTCACCAGCCGCTGGATGCGCCGGCTGTATTCGATGGGCACGACCGCGTCGCCCAGCTCCGACGTGCCGCCCAGGGCACGCTCATACACCGACTTCATCTCGCCCTTGAGCGCTTCGAGCGCCCGGCCGTCCTTGCCGACCGTCGCCATGAGGTGCAGGCCGAAGCACCGCGCATCATCCTCGGTCTCGAAGAGCCCGCGGTAGCGCCCGCGATCGTCGTAGCTGATCGCGCGCACGGCCTTGAGCTTGTTGTCGATCGTCTCGGGCAGGCCGCGCATCTGCTCTTCGAGCTGCGCGACCGCCGCTTTGATCTTGCTGCTCTCGGCGAGCGCGGTCTTCACCTCGCCGAGCAGCTCTTTGGTTTCGGTATCCATTGTGGTTTCCTATCTGCGAAGCTGCGCCGTTCGCGGTCACGCCGGGGCGTTGCCCAGGACCGATCGCAGCTCCGACTTGAGTTCATGGTCATCGCCCGTTGACGCCGCGCGGGGGTCGGGCTCGCCCTCGCCGGGGATGTCATCGCCGAAGTAACCCAGCGCCGCAGAACCATCGCGGCCGTTGCCCGCCTCGGCATCATCCATTGGGGCGTGCAACCGGTAGCCGTCGTGGTCCGACGCCGGGGTGAAGGGATCATCATCGCTGCCGAGCATCCGCTCGAAGCGTTCGATGCTCTCGCAAACGCGCTTCATGAGCGGCTCGTTCATCGTTTGAACCTGCCCGCCGGGCAGGTAGGACGCGGCGCGCAGCCGCGCCTGCGGGTTGGCCGGGATCAGCACCGCCGAGACTTCGAGCAGGTCCACCTTCGTGAACACCCGCACGCGGCGTTGGACGCCCTCAACATCCATCTCCCGCATCTCCCAGGCCCGCGTGAGGAACGCGACCGAGACGCTCGTGAGGCAGCCGTCGAGGTAGTCGAGCCAAACCTCTTCGCCGAGCCCGCGCGGCTTGAACCACGCTTTGCCGATCAGGCCGGTGCTCTCGACGTTCATCGACAGCCACTTGCCCACGGTCGGCGACTTGCCGGCGGTGAACTCGTACCAGTGCCCGGCCGGGAACGCCGGGTTGGCCATGAACGCATCGAGCGAATCGCGGAACGCTTCGGGCTCGACAATCTCCCCGTACCGGTCGATCGTCCCCGTGCTGGCGACGAAGTCGATCGTGCGGTTGGCCTGGTCGATCGTTTTGGCCCGGCTGAACATCCGGCAGTGGCCGAGCATCCCGGCGCGCGGATCGACCTCACGCTGCGCCGGGTCCAGCAGCATCGCGTCGAGGTTCGTGATGTCGGGGCGGCTTAGTCCGTTGTGTTGCTGGGGCATGGCTTGGCATCCTTGCCTTGCGGGTTCTTCAGGTTGCGGGCTTGAAGCGCTTCCCACGTCAGGAAGCCTCGCCGCGAATAGCGGTCGAGCACCGAACGGATCGTGTCGCCCTCGAAACGCGACAGCGTCGTGCAGCCGCAGTTGATGTCATGCTCGGGCCGGCCGGTGGCTCGCGGATGCGGGGCGCTTACGCCCGTCCCACTGATCAGAAAGTCTTCGGTGTTGGCGATCGGGTTGGCCGTGGTGTCACGCTCGGTTGCGGCATGTGTTTTTCGACCTGTTTCTCTTCTCGACCAAAGCCACGACTTTAAGGGCACGCCCGCCTGCTCACGGCCGACGTGGCGCGATTCCTCCACCGCCGCGCCGATCTCGGTCCGCGCGATCACCTGCGCCCGCTTGCCCGCGAAGTTGAACTCGCCGCGGATCGTGTCCGCGATCTCGTTCACGGTCTTGCCCGCATCGATCGCCCCCGCGATTTTCGCGGCCAGCCGCTTGTGCAGCGTGCTGTCCACGTCGCGCAGCTTGTTCTCCCGGCCGCGGATCAGCGCATCGAGCCGCGGGTCGCGGAGGTTGAACGGCTCGGGCTCGTCGCTGCCCTGTGCATCCGCCGCCTCGCGCATCGACTGCTCGCCGCCGAGCTGGTGAGCCCCGCGGATCAGCGGCCGCAACGTCGCCAGCAGCTTGTCGCCGGCCGGGCCGAGGTCGAAGAGCAGCTCGCCGATCACGTCGCGCTTCTTGTCGGGGTAGAACCGCACCTTGCCGCGGGCATCGGCAGAACTGCCGGGGGTACTTCCGGGGCTACTTCCGGGGGGAGCGATCTGGCCGGCGAGCCGTTCGAGGTTGGCCAGGACCTGCGAGCGCAGCTCGAAAAAGTGTTTCTGCACGCGCGAGCGGGCCGCGTTTTCCAGGCCGGCCCAGCTCTTGCGCCACAAGGCCCACAGCTTCGCCCGTGTCGCCTCGGTCGCTCGGACGGCCTCGGCAGTGGCCACCGACGCCCGCGACCCGGAGCGGCCGCCGTCGCCGCCCTCCGGCTCCGATTCGGGCAGCAGGGCGGGCTCGGGCGAGCCGCCGTCCGGGTCATCGATCGTGTCGAGCGTGTCGGTCGAATAGCTTTCCAGGCCGATCGGGCGGTAGCCGTCATTACCGTGCGGCACGTCCGGCAAGGGCACATCGAACGCCTGGTAAAGATGGTTCAACGGCGTGCCCATCGTCCACCACTTCGACGCCTGCTCGGTCAGCTCCAGCTTCGCGGCCTGGACCGCCGGCAC